TATTGGAGAAATAGGTGCAGCGCTGATCGGGCCAACAGTTAGAGGTCCAGCAGGAATTCCCACAGTTATAAACTCTTATTCAGAATATCAAGCTAGATTCGGTGATACGTTTAGAAGTGGAAGTAGTTATTTCCAATATTTTACATCATATGCCGCTAAAGAATATCTCAAGCATGGATCAAAATTGACTGTAGTGAGAATTATGGCTGGAACAACTGCTAAAGCATCAGCTTATATTCCGACAGGAAGTCGATCTACTGCAGATTCTCCTTATGCGAGTGGCAGTACTGCATTGGATGGGAGTGCAGTAGAATTTTCAGAAGAATCTAGCGCATTTAAACTTCATGTTCTGGATGATGGTTCGATAATGAATTCTGGGCCGGCGCACCAATCCCAAGGAGGATTTGAAGGTACTGGTTCCGCATTAATAGGTTCTAATAACCTGCTTAAATCAGGTTCAAAATTTAATCTTAGATGGGAAATATCGCAACAGAGTCCTAAGAAAGGTACATTTTCACTTTTGATTAGAAGGGGGGATGATACTAATAAGAGAAAACAAACTCTTGAAAATTGGAACAATATGTCTCTCGATCCTAATACTTCTAATTATATTGCAAAAATCATTGGTAATCAAGTCTGGACCTTGAACGACGGTGGAACTCCAGATCCATATTTATCTCTAACCGGAGATTATCCTAATAAATCAAAATATGTAAGAGTTGAGGTATTGAAAAAGACATCGGATTATTTAGATGAAAACGGCGACATTAGAGTTGCAGCTTCAACTGGTTCCCTCCCAGGAGTAAATAGTGGTTCGTTTGTAGGTGGGTCTGACGGATATTTTGGATTTGATGCTCTTGGAAATTTCACTGGAACTAGTACAGGAGGCGGAGCTAATCCTTATGGATTGTTTTATGAAAATATCGCCAACGATAATGTTCAGGGATATGATTTAAATGCTGCCGCTGGTGGGCAAAATTCATATGAAGATGCAATTAGTTTACTCGGAAATCAAGATGAATACGATATCAATTTAGTCCTTATGCCTGGTGTTTCTGATCATTCTGCCAATACCGGCGCTAGTCTTGTCGGTAAAGCGCTTGATATGTGTGAAGCTCGAGGTGATTGTTTTGTCATAGCCGATCCCGGCATATATGGACAAGCACTCACAACCGCAGCGACTAAAGCTGAAGCAAGAGATTCTAGTTATGGAGCGATGTATTTCCCATGGATTCAAATTGCAGATGCTGATTTAGGTAAAAATGTTTGGGTTCCACCCTCAACTGTTATGGGCGGAATTTATGCATTTAACGATAAAATCGCTCATCCTTGGTTCGCTCCAGCTGGATTAAATAGGGGTGGAATTGGTGCGGCAATCCAAGCAGAAAGAAAACTATCACATAGCAATAGAGATACATTATATGACGCTAACGTTAATCCAATCGCAACATTTCCTGGCCAAGGGGTGACGGTCTGGGGACAGAAAACTTTACAGAAAAAATCATCAGCCCTTGATAGAGTAAATGTAAGACGATTATTAATCAAAGTTAAGAAATTTATTGCAAGCTCTTCTAGATTTCTTGTATTCGAACAAAACACAAATGCAACGAGAAAACGTTTCTTGGCAATAGCAAATCCATTTTTAGAACAAGTTCAGTCAAATTCCGGACTAAATTCATTTAGAGTTGTCATGGATGAATCAAATAACCCACCCGATTTAGTTGATAGAAATATTCTGTATGGTCAGATATTCCTACAACCAACTCGAACAGCCGAATTTATTGTGTTGGACTTCACAGTCCAACCTACAGGCGCGACGTTTCCTGAATAATTTATAAAATCGGAGGATTAATATGCCAACAAGTGAAAAAATAATCAGCCCAGGTGTATTCACTAATGAAGTAGATAAAACTCACCTTCCAGCCGCAATCAGCGATATCGGGGCAGCGCTAATTGGCCCGACTGTAAAGGGAAAAGCCGGTATTCCGACAATTGTGAATTCATATTCTGAATTCCAAGCCTTATTTGGAGATACATTTGAAAGTGGAAGTGATTATTATCAGTATTTGACTTCCTACACAGCAAAGGAATATCTCAAACATGGATCGAAATTAACTGTTGTAAGAATTTTAGCTGGTTCGCCTTCTCACGCTAGCGCAAATGTATTGACTGGTAGTGGTAATCACTTTACAGGTAGCGCTGGACCTGGAGACGCTGAGAATGATGGTAATACATCGTTCAAGCTCCATACATTAGCTGATGGACTTATATTAAATAATAAACAATTATATGCTGGCGATGAAACGGATGCGGTAGCTGCAACTGCAACAGTAACTATTTCTAACAATGTAACTCTCGATAGAACAATTGTAATAATTGATACTGCACAAACATCAGTAACATATACTGCAAAGGCAACTGAGGCTTTAGGCGATAATGAGTTTGATGGAGACACCGGTGGAGCAGCTGCTATAGCTGCATCTCTAGGGAATGCTATAAATCATGCAAGCGGCCACAATGGAACAATTGTTGCAACTCTCGATGGTTCTGAATTAACCTTAACTCAAGCAAAAACAGGTGCAGGTGGAAATACTACAATCACAAGTAATCTAGCTAACACAGTAATTGTACAATGGTCTGGTGGAGTAACTGGCGTGGATGATCCAGTAGGTGCAGATGGATCATTAACATCCGGCTCAGATGATAATTATAGATGGGAAATATCGACTACTAGTCCAAAGAGAGGTACGTTTTCACTTTTGATTAGAAGGGGCGATGATATTCATTCGAGAAAACAAGTTCTCGAAAATTGGAATGATCTTACTTTAGATGAAACTGCCCCGAACTATATTGCAAAAACTATTGGTAATCAAGTCTGGACCTTGAACGACAGTGGTCAAACTGATCCATATCTATCTCTAACTGGCGATTATCCAAATAAATCAAAATATATAAGAGTTGAGCCAAAAAAACTTACTGTTGATTATTTAGATGATAATGGTAATGTTAGTGTTCCAGCTGCTTCAGCGTCAATGCCCGGATTGGGAAGTGGTTCGTTCGGCGGTGCATTCTCTGGAGGGAGTGATGGAGTAATCACAACCCCGAAAACTTTTTATAGTGACATTTCTGATACGAGTGTACAGGGATTGAATTTAAATGTTGCGGCTAGTGGGTCGCAGGCATATGAAGATGCAATTAATCTTTTAGGTAATCAAGATGAATACGATATCAATTTAGTTCTCATGCCTGGCGTGACAGATGAAGGCACAGGTGGAGGTAAATTGGTATCAAAAGCAATCAATATGTGCGAAGATCGAGGCGATTGTTTTGTTGTTGTTGATCCAACATTATATGGTAGAAATCTTTCTAATGCAACATCAGAAGCAGAAGCGAGAAATTCAAGTTATGCTGCGATGTATTGGCCATGGGTTCAAATCGGCGATCCCGATTTAGGTAAAAATGTTTGGGTACCGCCATCTGTAATGGTCGCTGGTGTGTATGCGTTTAATGATAAAGTAGCGCATCCGTGGTTCGCTCCCGCTGGCTTGAATAGAGGAACGATTGATATGGCGATTCAAGCAGAGAGAAAACTATCACATAGTAATAGAGACACACTATACGGTGCTAATATTAATCCAATCGCTACATTTCCTGGTCAAGGTGTGACAGTCTGGGGGCAAAAGACATTACAGAAAAAGGCATCGGCGCTTGACAGAGTAAATGTAAGACGACTATTAATCAAAGTTAAGAAATTTATTGCAAGTTCATCAAGATTTCTTGTATTTGAACAAAACACAAATGCAACACGGAAACGTTTTTTAGCTATAGCAAATCCATTTTTAGAACAAGTTCAATCGAATTCTGGATTAAACGCGTTTAAAGTTATTATGGATGAATCGAACAATCCACCCGATCTCGTTGACAGAAATATATTATATGGACAAATATTTTTGCAACCGACTAGGACAGCTGAATTTATTGTATTAGACTTTACAGTTCAGCCGACTGGTGCTACGTTTCCTGAATAATATAGAATCTTAATAAATAAAAAAGAGTTCAATTATAAGTTGAGCTCTTTTTTTGTTTTTTCTATATTTATATATGAAATTGAATATACATTATTTAAAATTTTAGGAGAAATATAATGGCCGAATTAGTTGATGCCAATGATATTATGTTTACACCTTTTGAGCCAAAGCTCAAAAATAGATATATCATGCAGATTGATGGCATTCCTGCCTATATGATAAAAGCGGCAAATAGACCATCTATTACATTTGAAGAAGTTGAACTTCATCATATGAACATTAGACGATATGTAAAGGGTAAAGCAACTTGGGAAACATTAGAAATAACACTTTATGATCCTGTTGTTCCTTCAGCAGCTCAAGCTGTTATGGAATGGGTTAGACTTTCTCATGAATCTGTAACAGGAAGGGACGGATACTCAGATTTTTATAAAAAAGATGTAACAATCAATGTTTTAGGACCTGTAGGTGATATTGTAGAAGAGTGGACATTAAAAGGAGCGTGGGTTCAGGCAGCTGCTTTTGGTGATATGACATTTGAAGATAATGCACCTATGGAAATTGCTGTTACTTTAAGATATGATTATGCTATACTTCAATTCTAATATTTAAATAATAGTCATTTTAACATAAAAAGGATCTATATTTTAGGTCCTTTTTTTATATTTAGATATATTTATATATGAAAATGTGTTGGTTACTATTGAAATTTAAAGAGGGTTTTATGCCTTTCAACGATATTAAAAAAAATAATCGATAATATATTTTAGGAAATAAGTTATGTTAGATAAAGTATTAAATTTTTTAGGTGGTGGTGTCATTAAAGAAGTTGGCGGAATTCTTGATAATCTTACTACATCTAAAGAAGAAAAATTAGAAGCAGAAAGAAAGATAAAAGAAATTCTTGTTCAGGCAGAGCAAGCGGCTCAAGTACAAGTATCTGCTCGATGGGAAGCGGATATGAAAAGTGGCGCTAAACTAGCACAAAATATTAGACCGCTTACTTTAATATTTCTTACAGTAATGTTTGTTATAATGAGTTTTTTTGATGGCAATATTGGAACATTTCAAATTGGAGATGCATATAAACCAATTTATCAAACTTTATTAATCACTGTATATGGAGCATATTTCGCTGGCCGTTCAATCGAAAAAGTAAAGAGTGCAACAAAATAAAGAAATTTTAAATGACAACATTTAATGAAATTATTGAAAAGATATTAGAGCATGAAGGTGGTTATGTTGACGATCCTTTAGATGCAGGAGGAGAAACTAATTTTGGAATTACGAAAAAGTTTTATCCTAATGTTGATATTAAAAATTTAACAAAAGATCAGGCAAAAAAGATTTATCATCAAGATTATTGGAGACCTGCTAAATGTGATGAAGTTCCACCTTATTTAAGATATATCTATTTTGATATGTGTGTAAATTTTGGTAGAAGTGGAGCAGTTAAAGTATTACAAAGAGCAGCAAATGCTAAAAATAAAGAAAAAATTATAGTTGATGGAGGAATAGGGCCAGCAACATTAAACGCAATACAAAATTTAGAAGTTGAGCGAGTTAAAGCGTATAGAGTTTTAAAATTTGCGAGTATTGTAATCAAAAAACCAGAACAAGAACGATTTTGGTTTGGGTGGTTTAGACGAGCAATAAAAGTATAGGAGAATTAAAATGGCAAGTACAAATGAATTATATGATACATTAAATAACTTATGGGAAGATTTTCAAGAAAATCATAGAAAATTTTCAGAAAAACATAATAAAGCAGCTGGCATGCGCGCACGCAAAGCTATCGGCGAAGTAAAAAAAATAGTTACTGAATATAGAAAAAGTTCAGTATCTGAATCTAAATCATAAGGAGATTATGATATGGCTGAAGTAAAACAACCGAAATTTCCAAGTGAAGTTATTGATCTTCCATCTAAGGGAATAGTGTACCCAAAAGACAGTCCGTTAAGTGGAGGACAAATTGAAATAAAGTATATGACTGCTAAAGAAGAAGATATATTAACTTCTCAAAATCTTATTAAAAAGGGCGTTGTGATTGATGTTTTAATAAATTCTTTAATTGTAACTAAAGGCGTTAGTATTGATGATCTTATTTTAGGTGATAAAAATGCTATAATGGTCGCTGCAAGAATTTTAGCATATGGACCTGAATATACAGTTGAAGTTACAGATCCTACTCTAGGTGATAAATTTCAACATACTTTTAATTTAACTGAATGTCCTTTTAAAGAATTATCAAAAGACGTTGATTACTCCACTAATGAATTTAAATGTAAATTACCTGTATCGAAAAAAGAAGTAACATTTAAATTATTGGTTGGCCGTGATGAAAAGCAAATCGCAAAAGAAGTTGCTAGTTTAAAGAAAATAAATGTAGGCACTGCAGAAATAACAACAAGATTAAAAAAAATTATTACTGCTGTAGATGGAGATGATTCACAAGCGGTGATTAACATGTTTGTTGATAATATGTTAGCTAGAGATTCATTAGCTTTAAGAGAAAAACTTGCTCAAATAACACCGGATATTATTTTAACTCAAGATATAGAATTAGGAGGTGAAGCGGTATCATTGGACATTCCAATGACCGTAGAGTTTTTTTGGCCTAAAACCAGCGCATAGACCTCAAATACACGAAGATATTTTTTCACTTGTTTATTATGGGCAAGGATTCACTCATAGTGATGTGTATTGTATGCCCGTTTACTTACGAAAATTTTATCTTCAAAAATTAATTAAAGTTAAAGAAGAAGAAAAGAAAGAAGTAGAGAAAACTACTAAAAAATCAAAAGGAATTACGAGATCGAATATTCCGCACACTCCAAAAAGAAGATAATCAATCTTTTTTATATATTTAATATTTATATGTGAACCAATCGTTTTTAGGAGACGTATTATGCCAAAAAAACTATCATATATGAATAGCACCAGTTTATTAAACGAAGGTTTATC